TGGTTTACTCTGATGGTACTAACGTTGTTGACACAGCTTTCACAGATTTATCTTCAGACATAACTCCACAATTATCTGGAGTACTAGATACAAATGGAAATGATATCATCATTGATGATGCTGGTGCAATTGAAGATGATTCAAACAATCCATATTTAAGATTTCAAAAAACAGCTTCAGCTGTAAACTACTTTGATGTAACTAACCAAGCAACTGGTTCTTCTCCATCAATAGCTTCAGTTGGTGGTGATACTAATTTAGATTTTCTTTTAAGTCCAAAAGGTATTGGAAGAGTTACATTAAATGGTAATGGTAAAATTCAAGGTCTTGCAGAAAAAGTAAATGTCAATGCTACATATACTTCAAACATTAACATTGATACAAATACTCAAGCAGTTCAATTAGATACTGCAGCAGCTGATGCAAACTTTACAGTTAATTTAAGAGGTGATGGTTCTAACTCTTTAGATGCGTCTTTAGATGTTGGTGAATCAATTACCGTTGCATATATTTCAAAACAAAATGCAACAGCTTACTACAATACTACAGTGCAAGTAGATGGAACTACAGTAACTCCAGTATGGCAAGGTGGATCTGCACCTACAGCTGGAAATACAACTTCAAACGATGTGTACACTTACACAGCTATTAAAACTGGTGGTTCAGCATTTACTGTACTTGCAGCGCAAACACAGTTTGCATAATAGGAGGATTAAAGAAAGATGCCAATATTAGGTTCATTTGGAGCTGGTGGAAAAGGCGGCTATGGTCGTGGCGGTAAGAAATTATATGCACTTGATTTCGTAGTTGTAGCCGGTGGCGGAGCTGCAGCAAGAGGAGGCGGCGGTGCAGGCGGATATAGAGTGTCTTATGGATGCTGTTCCGTTAGTGCTTTAGAATTAGAAACAGGTTGTTATACTGTTACAGTTGGAGCCGGAGGTTCATCTGCTCCTGGTTATATTTCAAATAAAGGTGGAGATTCAATTTTTAATCCCGCTGGAGATGAAGGTACTACAAAAATATCTGCAACTGGAGGTGGACGAGGAAATTCTGGTATAGGAGGTTCTGCAGCAGGATTCTATGGTCCTTTTGATCTCGATAATCCTTTATTTAATGGACAAGGAAATGAAGGAGGTTATAGTCCTCCTGAAGGAAATCCCGGTGGTCAGAATCCTAGTGAAAATAATTTAGGTCGAGCTGGAGGTGGCGGTGGAGCTAATCAAGCAGGTGGAAATGTAACTCCAAGTAGTCCAGGGGGGCCAGGTGGTGATGGAAAAACATCTACTATTACAGGTTCACCAATAACTAAAGCCGGCGGTGGAGGAGGAAATAGTCAGAATAGTGGTAGTTCATCAGGTGGAGCAGGCGGAGGAGCAGCGGGTTCGACAAGTGGCCCACAATCTGGATTTTCTGCTGCTGCAAATACTGGTAGTGGTGGTGGAGGCTACGCTGATGGATCACCAAGTTCTATAACCACTGCAGGTGGATCAGGTATTGTATATTTAAGAGCACCAAGTAGTGCTGGACTGTCAATATCTCCAGGTTGTTCTGGAAGTGTAGCAACTTTACCTTGTGGAGAAAAAGTAGCAACTTTTACAGCTACTGGTACTTTAACAATTTCTTAATTTGTGGACATATTAAATAAGAAAGATCATGTTGTAATAGACAACATAATTAATAAAAAATTACAAAATAAGATTATTAAAACTTTAATGGGTGTACAATTCCCTTGGTACGTAACTAGCAAAAATATTGGTTTTAAAAAATTTTTTACTTCTAATACTAAAAATTATATAACAGATAAATACAAATATAAAAACATAATCGAAGGGCCACAATTAACTCATACTTTTGCTACTGTAATAAATGGTAATGTTATTATTAACTCAAATCATTATAATTTGATAAAAGAAATCTGTGTTGAAGTTGTTAAATATTTTAAACTTAATGACATAATTATGTATAGATGTAAGGCAAATCTTCTGCAGGGAAATATGAAATATGTTAAAAACTCTCATAATACTCCACATACTGATTTTGATTTAGATTTAATTAAAAAAAACAACATAATTACAGCTATTTATTATGTAAATAATAGTGATGGAGATACTTTCTTTTTTAAGAAAAATAATGTATATAAAAAAATAACTCCTAAAAAAGGGAGGTTTTTATTTTTTAGAGGAAGTATGCCACATGCTAGTAGCAATCCTCTTGAAAATGAAGTAAGATGTGTTATAAATTTTAACATAGGTATAAAATAAATATGGCTCACTTTGCACAAATAGAAAAAGAAACTGATCCAAGTGGATTTACTAATAACGAACTTTGGGTTGTAAAAAATGTAATTGTTGTACCTAATGACGTTGAGGCAGATGGTGAAAATTGGTGTTCTCAAAAATTAGGAGGAACTTGGAAGCAAACTTCTTACAATGGAAACATAAGAGGAAGATATGCTGCCATTGGACATTTATACAATGAAACAATAGATCAATTTACAAACCTTCAACCTTTTGCTTCTTGGACTTTAAATAATACAACAGGTGAATGGGAAGCTCCAATTACTTTTCCTACTATAGTATGGTTAGATGAAGCTAATTCAATCAGACACCCCATAAAATGGGACGAAGCAAATCAAAGATGGGTATCAAGAAATAAACCTGATTTTGATAATCCAGAAAATTTTGTTCCTGAATACTATGTGTGGAATACAACAAATTTAACTTGGGATGTAACAGAAGAACAATTAAATTTTGATTGGTCAACTAACGCATATAAGTAATAACTATTAAAGAAAGTTAATATAATGAAAGCTGATTATCAAGTAATTGATAATTTTTTAAATAAAGAAGATTTTTTAAAAATAAAAAATTTATTAGAATCAAGTAATTTTCCTTGGTACTATCAACCTATAATTAATAACAATCATTCTGAAAAAGATTTAAATTGTTACTTTACACATTTATTCTATAGACTTGAGACAGGTTTTAGTAATTTTTTTGATATTACAAAACCTGTTATTGATAAATTAAAAATTAAATCTTTAATTAGAGTCAAAGCTAATTTATATCCTAGAACACTTAAAATAGAAAAACATAAAAAACATATAGATTATGATTTTAAACATAAAGGAGCTATTTATTATGTTAATACTAATGATGGAAAAACAATATTAAATAATATAGAAATAGATTCTATTGAAAATAGATTATTAATTTTTAAAGCTTATTTACCTCACAGTAGTACATCTACTACAAATTTTAAAAAAAGAATAAATATTAACTTTAATTATTTTTAATGAATTTTATAAATTATTATTATTATTTTACTAAAGCTTTAAGTGAAAAAGTATGTGACGATATTATTAATTTAGGAACAAATAGAAAAAAAGAAATAGCAAGAACAAGACAATTTAATAATTTAGAAAAATTAAATAAAAAACAAAAAAAAGATTTATTTCAAATAAGAAATTCTAATGTTGCTTTTTTAGATGATAAATGGATATATAAACATATATCTCCTTATATTAATGAAGCAAATAAAAGAGCTGGTTGGAATTTTGATTTAAGTTGGTCTGAATCTTGTCAGTTTACAAAATATAGTAAAAATCAATTTTATGATTGGCATTGTGATAGTGATAGAGTTCCTTATAGTCAAAATCATTCTAATAAAAATTTAAGAGGTAAAATAAGAAAATTATCTGTTACAGTTTCATTAACTGATCCTACTAAATACGAAGGTGGTAATTTAGAATTTGTTTTTCCAAACAGCCCTAAGAATAAGAAAAAAATTATTAAATGCAAAGAAGCTTTACCAAAAGGTTCAATTATAGTATTTCCTTCTTTTGTGTATCATAGAGTAACTCCAGTTACAAAAGGAATAAGACATTCTTTAGTAATTTGGACTTGTGGAAATCCTTTTAGATAATGAATAAACAATTTTATTTTTTATCTGGAATTCCTAGAGCAGGAAATACTTTGTTATCAACTATTTTAAATCAAAATAAAAATATTAAAGTATCTCCAAATACTATTTTATGTGATGTTTTGTTAAATTTATATAACGTTAAAGATATAGATATATATAAAAATTTTCCTAATGAAAAATATTTTAATAATATTTATTTAAATGTTTTTAATAACTACTATCAAGATTTAAAAAGCAAAGTTATAATTGATAGAGGACCCTGGGGTACTCCAGGAAATTTATATTTATTAAAAAAAATATTTAAAAAACCAAAATTTATTATTTTAATAAGACCTATTTTAGAATGCATTGCATCTTTTATAGATATTGAAAAGCCTAAAAATATTAATGAAAGAATAGACAATTTATTAAATAAAGGAATTATTTATAAATATTTGTGGTCTATAGAAAACATACTTAAAAATGAAAAGCATGTAATTATAGATTATAATGAATTAATTTTAAATACAGAAGAGTGTTTGAAAAAAATACATAAATTTATAAATGTTGAATACACTAAATATAATTTAAAAAATTTAAAACAGTATAGTTTAAATAATCTTACTTATAATGATGAAGCAATTGATGGCAATCTTCATAAAATTAAACCTTTCATATTACCAACAAAAAGGAATATAGAAGATATTTTGCCTAAAAAAATAATAAATAACTATAAAAATATTTGTTTAGCTATTGATAAAAAATTTTATAATGATAAATAATATTTAGAATGGAAATACAGAAACATACATATTTTGAAACACCTATTTATAGAATAAGAAAACCAGAGTGGGTTAAAAAATACAATGGTTTTTCTAACAAATATATAAAAGAAGCTGTTAAATTTAATAAAGAAAAAATTTTAATAAACAAGAAGTTAAATAAATCATTAAATGATGAAGGTTTAGTTCACCATTCAACAACACTTATTAATGATAATAATTTTTCTGAATTAAAAGATTTTATTGGATATGCATCAGTGCAAATTTTAGAAGATCAAGGTTATAATTTACAAGATTATACATTATTTTTTCATGAAATGTGGGTACAAGAGTTTGCTAAAAAAGGATACGGAAATCATTCTGTTCACGAACATCCTAATACACATGTTTCAGGTTTTTATTTTTTAAAATGTTCTGAAAAAACTTCTAAACCAATTTTTTATGATCCTAGATATGGACACAAAATGATGAAGCTTCCTCTTATAAATGATAAAGAGGTTTTTTCAGGTGTGGAAAAACTAGCATATAATATAAAACCAGGAGATTTGTTTTTATTTCCATCTTATTTAAGTCATGAATTTTCTTTAGACTATGGAATTGATCCATTTAGATTTATTCATTTTACATTACAAGCAATAAGAAATGATATCAAAGTTTAATAAAAATGGTTACTGTGTTATTGAGTCTGCAATTAATAAAGAATTAGCAGAATTTATTTATAATTATTTTCTTTTAAAAAGAAATGTATTTTTAAAATTAAAAAGTGAAAAATATATAAGTCCTAATTCTCCTGAATGGGGAGGATATAATGATCTTCAAGTTCCAAATACTTATTCACACTATGCCGATATTGCTATGGAAACTTTATTATTAAAGTGTCAACCAGTTATGGAAAAAGCAACAGAATTAAAACTATATCCTGCATATAGCTATGCAAGGATTTATAAAAAAGGTGATGTTTTAAAAAAACATAAAGATAGATTTAGCTGTGAAATATCTACAACTATGAATTTAGGTGGGGATAAATCATGGCCTATATTTTTAAAATCTAAAAAAGAAAAAAGTGTAAAAATTATTCTTAAACCTGGTGATATGTTAATATATAAAGGTTGTGAATTAGAACATTGGAGAAATAAATTTGAAGGTGATAATTGTGCTCAAGTTTTTTTACACTATAATAATGTACAAACTCCAGGTTCTATTAAAAATAGATATGATACAAGACCTATGGTAGGTTTGCCAGATTTTTTTAAAAATGTCTAATATTCATTATTTGTTTCCAACAGTTATCTTTTATAAAGAAAATATTTTAGATAAAAAAGAATTAATTAAAATTAAAAAATTTTCTAAAGAAATTTTAAATAAAAATGATAGTAGAGGAAATAATTGGTTAAGTAAAATTAAAAATTCTCATGATGAGTATGATGTATGTAAAGATAAAAGATTTAACCCATTAATAACTAATATAACTACAGAAGTAAATAATTTTAATAAAGAACATAACTCAAAATATGAATACAAAAATGCTTCTTTCGGTTGGTTAAATTTATATAAATATAATGATCATCAAGAATACCATACACACAACGGTTATAGATATTCAATAATATACTGTGTAGAGGGTGAAAAAGAAAAAGATAAATCAACAGAAGTTAGTTTTAGAAATCCGTATGTGGATATGCTACCGCCTAAAAATATAAATAACCATAATGAACTAACATATGAATATGTTTCTTTTAAACCTGTAGAAAATAGTTTATTAATTTTTAGAAGTCATTTAATGCATTATGTACATAATCATTTAAATAAAAAACAAAGAATAACCCTAGCTTTAAATTATGAATAAATAATGTTACAATTTTTAGAAAACATAACACTAGCTACTCCTAAACAAAGAAAACAAGAACTTTGGGATGTAGAAGGAATATTAAAAAATAGATCAAATGAAAAATTAAAATTTGATTTAAGACCTTTATCTAATAATAAGAAAACCGGTTCATTTAATACTAAAGCTGATAAGATGGTATTTGATATAAAAAATGAATATATAATAGTAGATGTAAAAGAACTTATTGATTATATTAAAAATAACCATTCTAACGTGGTACAATTAGAGGATTTGCTATCTAAGCTAGAATGGAATATAGTACTACCAAAATAATAAAAAGCATATATAATGAGGTGCTATGCTTCAAAAACTACAATTTAAACCCGGTTTTAATAAACAAATAACACAATCAGGAGCTGAGTCTCAATGGACTGATGGTGATTTTGTTCGATTTAGATATGGCCTGCCTGAAAAAATAGGTGGTTGGTCACAACTTACTACAGATAATTTAACATTACCAGGTGCTGCTAGAGCTCAACATGTATGGACTTCTTTAGCAGGAGAAAAGTATGCAGCAATCGGTACATCACAAGGTTTGTTTTTATACTATGGAGAAGATTTTTTTGATATTACTCCACTCGATACAGCAATTACTGGAGCAACATTTAGTTCAACAACAGGTTCTGCAACAGTAACTGTTAATAAAACTAGTCATGGATTGACTGCTAATAGATATGTAACATTCTCATCAGTGTCTTTACCTGGTGGTGGAGAAACAAATTTTACCGTAGCACAGTTTCAAAATAATACTTTTGAAATATCTAATGTTACAACTAATACATTTGATATTACTATGCCAGCTAATGAAGGTGGTACCGGTATGTCAACTCAAGGTTCTGCACAAATAGATCCTTATGTAGTAGTTGGTCCAACCTTTCAAACTGCAGGTTATGGATGGGGCACGGATACTTGGAACGTGTCAACATGGGGCACTGAAAGAACAACCAGTAACGTGATTCTGGATCCAGGCCTCTGGAGTCTTGATAATTTTGGTCAAATATTAATTGCAACCATTCATAATGGTAAGACATTTACTTGGGATGCAGGAGCGGCAACACCAAGAGCAAATCGAGCAACACTCATGTCAGGAGCTCCAACTAAATCAAGATTAACTTTAGTATCGGATAGAGATAGACATTTATTTCATTTTGGAACTGAGACAACGATTGGAAATTCATCAACACAAGATCCAATGTTTATAAGATTTTCTAATCAAGAGGATTATAAT